AACATCAGTTATGAGACACAAGACCGCTTAATGGCTAATCTTCCCGATTGCAAGGTCATTATGTCGCCCCCCTGCAGCTGCGCTGATGGGCAATAAAAAAACCGAATTTTCATTCGGTCTTATATTTTTTTGTCAGTGAGCTACCTCACTCATAAACTTTATTCGCATCAATCGCAACTGTTCTTCTTCGTAGTCACCATCAAAATAAACCTCGGCTTCCCTGATGCTGTCAGATGCGCTTTGCATGAAGTAATCCATGATTTCTTCCTGTTGTTCATCGTCCAATTCATCATCAATAAAATATTGAATGTTGAGTTTAGTTCCTGAATTCCCGATGGCTTCCAATTCATCTATTAATTCGGTCATGGATTTGCCCAAACCCTTGGCAATGTCTTGCAATGGAAGAGATACATCGCCTGCTTCTGCCGGTTTTAAGTTTGTTGCATGCACACGTCCTCCCGTGTAAAAACGTTCATTGGGACGAATATCAATCGAGGATTTACCATAATCATTCTCCGTTGCATCCGTATTTGGATTGGTATATTCACTAAGATCTGCATTACGATATCCCCAGGATCCCATCTGTTTCACTAACGGAGTACGGGTTGCTCCCACCGTATACGTGGCTTTTCCTTCCACTTGCGCAGCAACACCTGCATAGTCCGTGGTTGTTGTAAGGCGCGTCGTATCCTTCAAAATCTGAATACTTTCCATCATTGCTTTGGTTGTATCCGATTTTCCACCAAAATTGCGTTCTCCTTTTTCATTAATATAAAAGGTATCAGGACGATTCTTATTGACATCTCCATATGTAGCAGGATCCAAACTAGTAGTAATAAAATGAGCTCCTGGAACCACTGGTTGACTATAGGTAAGTTTGGGGTTATCCGCAGTGCGAAGATCGTCCGTTCGCGGCATGCGTGATTGAATAAAATCCGTTCCCGCTTCTTGCTGAAAGCCGCCACTTGGAATCTGTGTATATCCTTGGTTCAATCCTGGACCAACACGAATTGATTCAAACGGTTTTTCATTAGCACGATTGCGTGATTCAACAATGCGTCCCTGCATAAAATCTGTACTTGACTCTAATCCAAAGGGATTTCCCATTGGTTCCTTTGCCGGTTCAAACATAGGAGCTTGTTCTCGTTTATTAAATTGCAACGATCCTGCCCCTGTAAACTCATCTAACGTAGTTCCATTCGCACGATCATGCATATTTTGCTTCACAGATCCTCGAAAGAATGGAACCATGTTATTATGCGTAAAATCAGACGATGCAATATTAATTCCAGCTAAGGAACTTTTGACCGTGTCTCCCTCGCGTGCTTTGTTTAAGGATGCTGCGGGACTATATTCAATCGAATCCGGACGCATCTGCAAAAGAGGAAAATCAGCGGCTAATCCAGTGGGAGCTGGTAACGTAGGAGGCGAAATGGGAAAATGATCTGGCATTGTATTGATCAACCCTTTGGGAAAGGGTTCACTAGGAAGGGATCCACCCGTAGGAACACGAAATTGACGATCATACCCGCCAATGGTACGAGTATTGGGTTGTCGTGGAGACCCGGGAATGGTCGGACGATTTGCAGGAGTTCGTTCGATGTGTCTTGTAGCAGTCGATTCTCCACTCGGTACAAATTCATTATTAAAGCCTTCCTTCTTGGAGGAAAACATGTATCCTAATCCTAACATTCCTGCTAATGTTGCAACCTCCATAGAAACTCTACTGTGGGGTAGAATTTGAAAGTAGATAGATCGACCCCACTCCTAATAAAATGCCTGCTGCAATATTAATTGTAATCTGTTCACCGAAGAAACAAAGACCCGTTCCAATGACAAATAAAATGGATAATACTTTTAACATAGGATATAGGATAGAAACACTAGTATTCTTCAATAGAAGAATATAGACATAGGTCAAAATTGCATACGATATACCTGATAGAGCAATCCAATAGGATTGCTTAGAATGAAGATATTCTTTTACAAATAAAGCAGGAAGTGCCGATGCAACCCCTCCTACCAGAAGATACGCTGTATTCATACTCTTCTATGGTTTGAAACTTTTTACAATTCATATATAGGGATGGAAACACGTAAGAAAAAACGATTCTTAGATCGTTTAACAAAAAAGAATATTATCGGAAAAGGGAAACAAGGAACTGTATATAATAGCGTAAATAAAGATGGAACACATTATGCAATAAAAGCCGGATCCATTGGAAAAAACGAGATATTGTTTGCAACCACTGTTGCTGTAAAATACCCAGATCAATTTATGACATTGTATGATCATGCAAAAAATACACTTGTTTATTCAAAAATAGATCTAACATTGAAAGAGTATATTCAAGACCATAACTTTCATCCATCTCAAACAATTTTATATGATTTATATATTCAAATCTTTTCAATTATATCTATTCTTCAAAAAGAAGGATGGACCCATCATGATCTTCACATTGGAAATATTGGACTTATACACACACCAAATAAAACCATTGAAATCAACGGTCATGCAATTCCTACCCATGGATATCTTGTTCAAGCCATTGATTATGGTAGTGTTGTACATTCAATCATTCCTTATCGTGATATCTATCGTTTATTTGCTGGGTATGTATATAATACAGAGACAAAGACAATTATAGATGTATATTCCATCAAAAAGAAACCCCTTTCTGCTATACAAATAAAGAGTATACAACGCTATCTTATCAAAGGAACCAGTCGTGAGGATCAGTGGAAAAACAATGATCTATCCTTTCTTCTATTTCGATTACTGTATCCGATTGAATTTAAAAAAGCATATCCAACAATTGAGTTATTGATATTTTTACCAAAAAAAATAACGTTATATATTATAAAAAATATAAATAATCCAACAAAATGTTTGGAGTATTTAATTACAAATAAATAAATTCTTCTATAAACAAAATTGTTTACCAAAGAATTACCATTTTCCAACACGATTTTCTCCACTTACTGCAAACTTAGTAGACTCAGGATTCCAATACAAAGAAGAATCTACCTGCATTGCTTGTGCTTCCTCAATGTTTCCAAAATCTCTGGGTGCCACGGATTCAATGGTGATCGCATGACCAGGACCGGCAGGAGGCTTAATCGGAGCAGCACAGCGTCCCAAGCGCGTTGCATCCTTTACTCGCAGTCGATCCATCACCAACCAATCAAAGGGAATCATGACGTGCTCCTGAGGATTCTGGCAAAGGTATTCAAAGCGATTCCAACCGACGCCGCGACCCGTGCAAGGAGGATCCACTAAGCGACTGTAGGTCTGAGGAAAGTCGCATTCCTTTGGAGCCGTGGTCGTTGCCTCGTTCACCTTGTTTTTATGCGGGTTGTACTGATGACCGATCACACGCGATCCAGGGCGATCGATGTTAAAGAGATCGCTTTCCACATCTGTACGAGTAAAACTATTGTTAATAGGAGTGGCTGCCCATTTTTGGGCACGAATCGTGGGTTCGGGAGCCAAGCAGGCTGCCATATTGGTTAATCCAGGATCCGCCAAGGAGTAGCGACCGGGACCGGTGGTGACCCTCATATCATCAATCGTGTGGATGGTATCATATCGCTGTCGGTTAAAGGAACGATCGAGTCTGGGTTCATTCACACTTGCATACATCCTTCTGTCTTTAGTTTAGAATAATTTAGGATATGCAATCGACTGTTGCAAAGGGATAGGACTTCCAACACCAGGATAGGAGGTAAATTGAGAGGTAGGAAGATCACGAGGAGCAGTTCGGATGGTGTGTTTTACACCGGTTGCACGATCTATAAAGGTACGATCACTGGGATACGCAGGACAGTCCTTCCCGCCTAACGGACAGGCAGGGATATACTCTCGTGGAGCACACTTCGTTAAATTACGGGTAATTCCAAAGAGATCACTCTCCAGATCGACAGCAGACCCGCTGATATTGCTCACTTCATTGCCTCCTACAAGTCCCAATGCATTGCGAGTTTGTTTGGGATGCGTGAACTTCTCGGGAATCTGAGTATAGTTAAACATTCCAAAGGAGGCATTATCGCGGACTAAGGCACCTTCGGTTGAGTTGATGCGATTCCAGGCACTATCATAGGCAGAGGCACGATCGGCTAGGCTCATTCTAATTATACCAATAGATAAAAAAACAGTGACTATCCTGTTGCAACATACAACTTGGATACTCCCCATGGTAGAATTTTAGCTACATAGTGAACATGATCGAATTTTACTGTGATATAATGCGCATCGATTGCAATCACTGTTCCGTGATCGTACGGACGCTCTTCCGCAGGAAGAAGATCCACCATATTTGGATTGTAAACAACACGGTCATCCAGTTGAAAATCAATTACCTGTAAACCACTGTGTTGAACTAGTTCAAGGGACATCGTATGATTTATTTCTTGTAGAAACCAATCATAGGGTGTCGATCAATTTTATTCTCTTTTTTGAGAGGGGGTAGTTCTCCTACTAACTTGGCTTCACCTGAAGTAATAAATGTATCTAGTACTTCACGTGAATAACTCATTTTGTTCTATGATATAATAATTCTAAATCTTTTTTAGACCCCCAGATCTCGAATATATTGCCGCGATGGTATACCGCTTCTGATCCAGCCTTTTGCAGCAACTTCTTCCACAAGATTGCTAGGATTTTGGATATGTGCTTGTAAGTGCGGCACAAGCGGAGTAAACTGATTGGAGAAGAACGTCTCCGTCACGGTTCCGCAAGGTCGTTCAATGCGTGCCCAGTCGGAATAAATCAAGCCACTTTCAATATCGGGTTGTCCGCGACCACGTCCCATGTAAGGAACGGTGGCAAAGGGACGTCCCTGCATGTGCAGGGGAGCACGAAAGCGCCCTTCCTGGGTTTGATCGGTGCGCAGACGGGAATCATCATCAATGGCACGGTTATTGTATCCAAACCCTTCACGACCAAGCAAAGTGGGATTCGGGATTTCGACTCGCATAGCCGCTCGCTGGGAAGGAACCAAATTGGTCACTTGGTATACACCAGGACCGGAAGCATCCTTAATGCGTTGTTCAACATCACAGGTATCATCTCGTAAACGGGTAAATTGGTTGATAATCAGATTTCCAGAAGGACCGGATTGGGGGACGGATGCATATACGCTCATTCTAATTCTAAAAAACATATTTTGCAAAGCAAAATATGTTTTTTGGAATTAGAATCAGGACGCCCATACTTTGAATCGCATAGCGATTCAAAGTATGGGCTGTACTCATTCTATAGATGCGAACGAGAATTTATTCTCGTTCGCATCTATAGAATCAGGATGTTATAGAATTGAAACTGCAATGCAGTTTCAATTCTATAATGTACTCATTCTAATTATAGAATAAGAATGTTTTAAATCTTATACGACAAAAATTATCTTATACGACAAAAATTGAGATATAAATTATATATTTATATATATATATAAATTTTCATATCATGCAATCCTTAGCTCAAATACATTATACGAATCCTAACGGAAACATCTCATTTTCAATCCGGCGAGATTCATCCTTAGGGATAGTAGAGATATCTATGTATAATTCTACACATAGATATGTCTGTACAACGTCAGTCCATCAATCCGTGATGAATACATTAAGATATCTTCTTGGTCTTCAAAATGGGTCATTAACTGTGCAAGAATTATCATTGTACCCTTCTGAGGGAGAATATATTCTAACAACAGAAAATGAACAGCAAAACTTAGTTACAGCAAAATGGTCCGATGTAAGTGGACGCTTTCAGCTTAGTTTAACTTGATTTAAAGATCGATGTATATTTATCACCGATTTCATAAAGTCCTGATGCACGAGGAATACGTCCCATTGATTTTAAGGAGGAAATTGCAGTGAATCCAATTGATTCTTTTTTTTTATAAGCTTTTTCTGCAGTTTTTGCTCGTTCCAATGTTTTGAACGGAGAGATTGCAACAGCATCTTTATTCCAAGGAATCGGACGATTCATTCTGTTTAATACGGCGAATAAATAGAATGGGATGCTTTGCATCCCATTCTATTTAGAGCCTATAAAGGAGGTGCAGAGCACCTCCTTTAATACGGAGAAGATAGCCAAGGAACAGTAGCACCATCACTACCAGAGGTGGTGCAAGCCCGATTATTTCCTTCTTTACAGGTTTGTCCTGGAATCCTGTATAACCAATTCTGAAAGCTGTGTTGATCATT